GCTATACAATAAATCAAAAATTCAAATTTACAATTTATTTTAAAATTTTCCCAGCCGGAGTCTTGCTCCTATAACTGGTTTCATATTAAAGTAGTTCTTATAACTTGATAGATGTGTTATACATATATGTACTTGGATGGGTGTCCAAGATTCTGACGTCCCCAGGTTGCGAGAAGAACTGGAGTAATTTAGCTTTGTTGATTGCGGTGATAGTGTCTAAACGGTCAGCTACGTGTAATTCATGATAGTCGTCCAGTTTGTGAGCTACGAAATAGTCCACTACTTCGGTTATTTTAGTGTCGTAGATGCTTTCTATGGTATTGAATTGGCGTTCAAGCGTTTTCCATAGAGTAGGGGGTATACAATATTTCTTTAAGAAAAACTCCTCGTATTTGCTGTCTAATATTTTTTGTTCTCGTTCAGATAGGTGGGAGTTAGTCATCACTTTCCAGTGTTCCCTTTTCTTCTTACATTCAACCTTTCGAGCGGCAGTCGAACTTGGTTTAATGCCTAGCTCGATAAGTTTTCTCCCTAAAGTTTTAAAAGCAGAGTGACCATCCACATGTTGTAACATTGTTCCTTCCATCCAGGCTAGTTCATGGTTTAAACGGTGAAATTTTCTGATGTTGGTTAATCTGTTGTTCGGAGTCCATGAAATTGATTGAAGCTGTCGTTCTGGTTTCCTAACAGCAACTACTTTTTGGTTGACTTTGAAGACGTAGGTGGAACAAAATTCTGTTCCGTCGATAGTATCTGACACGTCGAAGATCTTCGCTACTTGTCCTAAGCCGTGGACGACCTTGTTTGAGGCGTCTGGCCAATACACGTATCTTCTCGCTAATCTTATATATTCGTCGCGTATCGAGTTTGATATGGCGATCCAAGTGTCGTCTCCCATAGCTAACGGACTAAAAAGATTGTCCTTTAGGATATTATCAATACCCACTATTTTCGAGTATATATATAGTTGATAGATTATGTTGCGGAGTGTGTTTCCCAGTGTGGTATCCATTGCGCCGGTTGCTTGTGTTCCTTTAACTAGGTATTTGATCTTGTATTTTCTAGATCTAACTTTTTGATCGACATTGCGTATCGCTTGCAATAACAAATTACGATCTAACCAGTCGGGGAAGAGGTAATTGAACTTGTCGATGAAGGCCTCGTAGAAAGGTACGTTAACTGTTTTATAGATGATATCATGCTGGGTGGAATCGTATGCCGAACCATCAATACATAAAGTATTAGCACCCTTAACTTTTTCATAAACTTCCGTCATTCTTGTTGACATTTGTTCTGGAGAGAGACCGCTGGCAAAAGCTTTCAATTTTTTGAGATGGACCGTGATTATGTACATTAGGTAGCCGGTTAACACTTTTGTGGTGGAGGCTTGACTGGTGATATTTCTAGCTTTGACCTTGGGGTTGGCGTAACTATAGAAGAGTTTTTCGTCGGTTTTACTAAAACATTTCATGGATGCCACGTGTGAATGTTTGCCTTGTTTTATTCGTTGGATTGCAGACTTGTATTCATTTTTAATCTTTCCTGGATAATCTTCTAACCACTCGTCAAAAGTTTTAAGTTTGACGTCCTGGTTTATCACATGTTGAAGGACCTTTTCCACTATGGGGGTTAATTCGCTGACGATTCGAGGGTCTGGTCTGACATTGCACATAAACTGTCTGCCAATGGATTCGATGATATTTTTGCGGCATGCATGTAGTTTTATTGGCTTATTTTTATTTAATAAGCCTCTAAAGATGGGTGCTCTTTGTATCAGACGGTCTGCATGATCCATTACTTTGTCACAAGTAAAAACATCGGGAAGTCTTTGGATAACGCCTTTATAGAGTGGTACATTCGCTAAGATTTTTAAATATGGCAGCAATGAATTGGGTGAACAAATTGCTGGGATGGTAGAGAGGCCTATCATTTTGGCATTGACTTGGTAAGCGAAAATAGCGTATAAACCGAACCAAATAATGACTTTTCTAGTTGTGCACTGGTGTATTATACCTCTTACATAATGGAATTTGAAAATGAATAAAAGGAGTAGAGTTAAATACCTTCCCTCGAGATAATACAGTATACAAGTTAATAGCGAAAATAAAGTGTTGTGCATATAAACGGTTTGATAAAATAAAGTGGCTGTCGAGACCATCGAAAGCGTTGATACGATCGAACCCACGGCGTGATATACTGTCTTACTGAATAGCGAAATGTCAGTGCCTAAGAGGGCGTAATAAGCGGTGAAAATCGGATTAAGGAGGTATGTCCAAAGCGCGAGGAAACAGTAGACTACGAGTATAAAGAAATAGAGATCCCTTTTGAAGTATTTATAGAAATACGTTGGGCTATGGCGATGTATCTTATATGCTATTCTTTGGAATGGATAGGCCGCCCAGCTGATACAGTAATCGACAGCATAATAGGCTCTCTTCCCTAAATAAACAATTAGTGCCATTATGTAACAGATCCACGACACGGAGGATTGGAAGTACGATGGGCTAGGATTTGGGTTGTTGTTGTTTGATCCACTAGATTGCGATTCGATGTCTGAGTCTTCTAGGGGTCTGTAATTGCGTTTGGGCTTTGTGACGGGCGTGAGTTCGGGTGTTTGTGGGCGTTCAGGTGGTAAACTCTCGTGATCTATTTTCGACATGGCAGTCCACATGTTTTTAACGGCGGCTAGAAATTCCGATAGTCTAGTTACGAAACTCATCCACTGGGTAGGTCGTGCCATATCATCTAAACTGTCGTATAGTTTTTGAGGGGTTTCAGCCATTTGAATTATGGTACTCTTTTTATAGTTATACAATAACGAAGCTCTACTAGAAGCGGTGTATTCGAAACACAACAACACAACTGGAACGACGTCTGACAAAGTATAGGTGGAGACGTCCTCTTCCCCGGCCTTAATCGCGCGTTGGTATTCCTCATCTAAGCGTTGAACGTAGGCCGTAGCTAACGCGACTATGGAAGCGTAGGTATATTATTGGGGAATATTGGAAATCAAGTTTAATAACATTTTTACTGGATAGGCTTTAGAATTCCACGTTTTATAGGTTGCAACGTTTAGACGCTCACTAAATTTTTGTTTCGTGCCGTCTACTTGTACGTAATACAGTCTTTGATTATCTATAGTGAAAACGGTATCGACATGACTGCCGTCCTCTCCGTCTCCTATGTACACTTTCTTTTCTATCATACAGTTCATATTCGTACTGGCCAGAAAATGATTGAAACATTCTTTAGCACTTGAAGGTTTGTAGGTAACGCTGTCGTCATACTTCTGGTAGTCTTTCCAATTATCTGTGTATACAACTTTCTTGGGTTCAAAGAGAGAGATCATTGATTCATCTTCCGGTTTTCGTGGTCCAAGACAAGTAATTTCATACACCATGTAATTATGTTTATTTTCGTGAATAGGGACACATAATACGGGTTTTGATATGTACATATAAACTACGTCTTTAATAGTATGTGTGTAATATTGTAATTGGTTACAATCTTTGATGTCTACGGGGTCTCTGCTAAAGCTGAAAAGGTTGTGGGTATACGGTGTTTCGTTACCATTAACTTTAAACTGGACTTGACTACCAGTTGTGATAACTTCGCACTCTTCTTCAAGGGTCTTCGCTTTAAGGTCTTTGGCGTAGATATGGACACTGATGTAAACTTTATTTAGTAAGTTGGTAGCAAGGTGGGTGTTGATAGCCGTCATAACTCCGTCATAATAGGCACTATCAATGGATACGCCGATTTTTGAGAGTCTTGCCGGGAGTTTATTCTTCTCTATATAGGTTTCTCGACAATTGCAGAATTTGTGGGCCCCACATACGCAAAACCCGATAAACTTACT